CATCTGTTGTTTGTAAACCATTACTCTCTATCTGTTGTAAACTTTCTAACACATCTTCATTGTATATGTCGTATACTGACTCTGTTTCTTTTTTACCAATAACACCAGCCGTTTTTAAAATATCTACTATTTTCCTACACCACTCCAAATGTTTCATAATAGGTATAACACAATTTATATTAGAGTTACCATAGTATTTTCTGTAGAAGTATTCATGTGCATTTGTGAGTATGTCTTCTATAACCAATGGTTCATTTTTCTCTAAATAATAATTCATTTGAACGTCGTGTGTGTTTTTCCAGTTGAAGAAGTGTAGGAGTTTCTTCTTATCATAAGTATAAACATTTTTAGGTGTCCAAAGGTCATCTATTCTTTGTGTATCTAAATTTAAAGTATCAGAATGTCTAAATGGTAGTATGTATTCCTTTTTCTTATCAGAAAGAATCCTAACATACAACATACACAGTTTAGTATCTTTTGGATGTTTGTTGAAATCACATTCGATGGGAATTACGATTGAATCGAATTTACTAAAAGCTTTAGCAAACTCTGCAAACTCTTTTTTGTTTTCTACTATAACCAATTTATAACCTTTATTTGTATATAAGTATTACATAGCATTCTCAAAATGTAAATTAATCTGAACCACCACTTCTTGATTGTGCATATCTTCTTACACCTTCTCTATTGATTTTCATTCTACCAATACCTTTCTTTGAACCTCTCCTTAAAGTCATATTTAACTCTTCAGTTCGTGGTTCTTGTTGTGTGTTATTTTGTTCATTGACAATTCCCAATCTATCCATTATTTGTTGTTTAGGATTCAGAACTTCATCTGCACGATAGTATTGAAAGTCTGGTATGAGTTTGCTGATACTTGGTATAATTTGAGAAGCTATAAGAATATTAGCTTTATTTATATCCGATACTTTATCCTTGTCTCCTTTTATATACCAATCCAAAGAAACATATTTATAAAGTGGAGAAGTATCCACTTTATCTACGGATATTTCAAAAGCTGGAGAGTTATCATCATTAGATTTTTTAGCAAAATGTCTTATGATTTTACCAATTTTATAATCTTTTTCTGTAGGTAATGCTACCGATGATTCTAAAAATAAAGATGATTGTTTATTCAATATATTATAATAATCAATATCACTATCAGCTATATCAGTTCTAAATATAAATTGAGATTTTTGATTATGCTCTCCGCCAGTCATATAGTAAGTTTCTAAATCATTTGTATGATGTATATGATATAATTTTCCTTTTTCAATATACTTACCTCTTTTAGTAATAAATTCTTTTTCTCCAGCTATCAAATCTTTTTCAACTCTAACCGTTCTTCTATGTATATCGGCAACAGCTGGAGTAACTACAGATATTTTACTTTTTCTTTCATTTAAAAGTTTATCTAATTCAGTATTCTGAGTCTGAAGATTCTCTGTATTACTTTGTGTTGTCTGTTCCACTATTGGTGGATTTGATGCGCTATATCCCATTTACTTTCTCCTATGTATCTGTGATTTTATAATCAGCGGGTGGTTTTAAAGCGGCCTTCTTTTCCTCATAATCAGGATTCCATTCTTCATCATACCAATAAACACTTTGTTCATGTCTGATTAAATCTTTTGGATAGTCTTTTTCTCCACCGGGATAAGAAATATTATCACGATTAGTATAAGAAATTTTAGTTACTCCTGTCTCACTCTTTTCTTCTATATATTTATCCCAAAAAGGTTGTCTGATTGTTAACAAATCTTGCTTCTTCCTAACTAGTACATTATTATACTTAACATCATTATATTTGGTTATTCTCTTTCCTGTTAATTTACCTCTACTTGGACCAGCTGTTCTTATATACAATGGTCTCCAATCTTCTCTAAGAGAATAAAGTAGTTCATTTTGTTTGACTCTTACTCTGTAATCAGGATTAGCAGTTTTATTCTGATAGGTAGATACTGGATCGATAAAATCCAACTCTTTATCTACAGCAGGTAGTTGTATTGTTTCAGGTAATTTTTTCTTTATAGTTTCATTGACTGCTATTTGAACCGCTTCTGGTTTATCCCAATCTAATTGTACAGGTGGTAGTTTATTTTCAAATTTTTTTACTTTTGGTACTTCACCTTCATCAGTATCAATAATCTTCTGAGTTTCGATTTGTTCTAATAAAGAATCATGTGAAGTTTTATAATTTTTACTAGGTTTAACTTTCATTTTTGGCGTAATAGGTTTAACTTTAGGACTTGGTTTTGGTGGATGAGGAACAAAGTCTGTATCATTACCTTGAATTACTTTACCATCATTCTCTAAAATTTTATTAAATTCTTCTTCACTCATCATCATATCCGGATCTACTTTAGGTGTAAATTCTTTAGGTGGTATTCCATTATTAATTACTTTTGGTCCTACCCATTCTCCTGGCGGCTTCGTTTCTTTTTCTACCTCTTTTTCCTTAACTGGTATAGTTGATGCTACACCTGGAGAAAAGTATTTCTCTTCTACTAAATCTGTTTCGGCTTGTATACCTTTTTGAACAACACCTTTTTCAGGTTCTGATAAAGTATTTGGAACTCCTGTAGTTTTATAAGTTTTAGTTATTATTTTTTGTTCTGGAGGTATAAAACGTGTTAACTTATCATCACGTGGAAATTTATTTATTCTCATTTTAGCAGTAATATCTGTTTTCCAACCAGTATCATCTAATTTATGAGTTACATCCATTATTTGAAAAAAAGTTAAAGGACCAATATTTCTAGCTTCTTCAGTCGCTTGTTGTTCTTCTGTTTGTCTAACTTCAGGACTTTCATTATCTAAATTTTGTTCTTCAACTTCTTCTTTAGACATTTTAAATTTTTCTGCTAAAAATTCTTGTTTATATATTTGTTGTATATATTTAGTATGGCAAATATCAAATGGTGTTAATCCACCTGTACCATCTATTTCCAAACTTAATTCTGCTGGTACTAAATTACTCATATCAAATTGTGACACTGGTGAAGATGATTTTAAATAAGATGTTAAAGTATATTGTGCTTTATCTTTTAAAATTATATGTCCAGTTGAATTATCATGTTCATAAAGTTCAGGATTTCTATCTATATTTCCATCTTGAATAAATTGAACAGTAGGTTCTTTATTTTCTTCTATAATTTCATAATAACCTTCACTATTATTTTTAGAATCATCATCACCACTATCTCCTGTAGGAGCTCCTGTCTCCATAACATCAGGTGTCCATGTTCTCCACCAACTACTCCGAGGGTCAACTCGAGTTCCATATAATGAGCCAACTTTGATTTTAGAATTTGGTCTGGTATTCCAACTACCAACATATTCAGATATAGAACCTTCATTTCCTGAACTATTAGAATTTGAAGATTCTATTCCTTGTAAAAATCTATCCGGTTGAGGATTTCTGACTAATTCAAATATTTTATCCAATTGTCCGTTAGCAAATTGTGGATCACTTTCACCCTTTTTCTTATTTGCACCATATAATATCGTTATGGCTTGAGCATCTGGTATCTTATAAGCTAAACTTTGATTTTTTACTATACTTCCTATTTTATACGATGGAAATTGAAATATTCCCTTTGTACCCACTCTGTGAGTATCAGTCTCATCACCATCTTGGTATTTTGTGTACTGAGGGTTTACAATTTCGGAATCAGATTTGTCTACTACTTTTATATTTGTTGTGTCGTATATATCAACCATCAACTCAAAATCCCATATGTCGTGAAAATTAGAATTTAAAGACTGTAATAAATTATTAATCGCTACATCTAATGTTCCAGGTGGATTAATATTAGTTGTAGTTGTATCTCTTGCAGCAGCATTTGTAATACCAAAAGCTTTTTGTATTTCTTTTATATTCACCCAAATGTTACGAAGTGCTCCAACTTTTGCACCTTCTTTTGCAAAACGTTTCCTATCCCATACTTCCTTTTCAATTCTAGTTCCTGTTATATCCCTAAAAAATTTGTACCATCTTTTTATACCTTCCTCTTTAGCGAACCAAGTATCAATAAGATCGTCTAAATTCTGAGGATATTTCGTTTCTGGAATAAAAAATGAAAAAGGATTTACTGGCAGTAAACCAGGCGTATTTCTAATTAAAGTTGGTGTTTTCCATACTCTATTTTTTTCAATAGCGTCTGGAATGTCTTCTATCCCATATTGTTGTTTTTGTTCGTTGGTTAACTTAGTTGTAGAGAGAATTGGCTTTCCACCATCATCAACAACAGTATCCAAACTTCTCATAGTCATTTTTACATCTCTATCCTTATCACTTCCAGCATTAAAAGATATATATCTATTTATGATATTATCTTCCATCCAACCCCAAGTTACAAATGTTTCTGATTTACCCCAAAATCCAGCAACTAAAATATTAGGATCTTTCTTATCGTCAACTGATAAAAAGTAGTCGTCTGGATTGGTGGATTTACAATCAAAGATACAATAATCATTATATAATCGATTATTTGTTAAAAATTGTTCAGTTTCTGCGTTTTGTTGTCTTTGTCTCGTATTTTCTCCTGTTGCCAATTCAGTTACTGCTTCTGTACCTTTAAATAAATATTTTTTCCCTATACTTAACAAAGAGTCGTCTTCTTTAACTTCTCCCAGCCCCGCTGCTTCTCTTTCCTTTTCAGTTGTAACTTTTTTTACTACACCAAATTTGGAGTACCATATTATATCTCTCAGATTTAAAATAGTATTAATTAAACTATCTGGTGGAGTACTTTTAGAATCTTTTCCTGATACTTTTAAGCCAGGTTGATTACCGCCAACATCTATCGGTTTTTTAAATAAAGCAGCACCCATAGAAATTATTTTTGTTACACACTCAAACCCACCATCTTCTCTTAAATTATACTCAAAGTTTGTAATCTGTCCACCTATAGCATCATAATCTCCGTTCTTTTTTTGAATTATATCTTGAGGATTTGTAAAAATACTTTGATCAACTTCATATTCATATGAGATACCGCCATCAGGAGACATTCTTTTTATAAAAGTATCTGATAACTGAGCATCAATATTATAATTTGGATAAATCCAACCCCAATCTACAACAACTGTTCTCCCTACCGTAAAAAATGAATCGTGTAAAAAGTCTAAATCATCTATATGTGGAACACTCCAATTAACCGTACACTCTCTTATAGCTTTAAACCCACCTTTATATCGAACTTCTATACTTTTTATTCCAGGAATAGGTTTCCTTCCCACATCATCAAATATTTCATCTGTGACTCTCTGCCTCCCCCTGACCTCATCACCAGGTGTACGCATTTCACTTTCATCATAAGTCGATTCAAAGCCAAATGATTTTTTTCCTGTATTACCATATAAACCACCTTCAATTAAATAATTATAGTATCTATTTGCCTTATTAGAACACATTCTAACAAAAATTGTTCTTGAAGACATTTCCTTAACAGAAAGATATCCTTCAGTATATTGTGGAGGGCTTTTTCTACCTAAAGCTCTTTCTTTAGCTTTCAATTTTTCTTGTATATTTGTTGGTATGAATTTTGTTAACATTTTTTTACAAATTTGATTTAGTAACTGCTTCTAATATATCATTTATCTCTGTTGGTATCCTAAGTTTTTTTAGTGGGTCTGGTGATATTTTACCATTACTAACTTCGTTAGCTTTAGCAATAATCCACCAAAGATTTGAATCTTCATAGTAACGTTGAGCCATAGTATCAAACCTATCGCCGTATAAAGGATAAACAAAAATATCTGTATCTTTTATAGGTATATTAGGTACTATTGTTGGTTTATAGTATCTGAGATTATTTCTATCTCGTTTTATTCTATTATTTTTATATCTCATTTTATTAAAACTGTCCTAAATCGTTAAAAATAGATTCTCGTATCTGTTGATCTCTATTTGGATAATTATTAAATCCTAAATCTTTTAAACCATATGGATTTTCACTAGTACCATCAGCTTTAATCCAATTTAAGTCATAATGTTTACTTTTTGATGCTGGAACATACCTACCGATATATTTAAACTGACAAGCTGCTTTTATATAATGTGGAAATTGTAATCCATCATCAATTTCCCAAGTACTATTTTCTTCTACTGTCATAGTTAAACCCCATAAAAGACCTGGAGTATTAACAAACAAATCCCCCATAGTTAATTCAATAAATGGTGTTATCATTCTTTCAGTAACACTAATTGAAGGGTAACAAAGACCTACTAAATAATTTAACTTTTCCATTAAAACAGGAAGTTCTTGTTTAGTTTTTGGATAGATACTAAATGTAAAATCAATTTGCCTATCAACTCCCTGATAAACATATAATTTATCTGGCCTTCCTATATACTTATCTTCACTATATTCAGGTGTAACTGTATCCGTTATACCCTCAAGAATTGCTCTAAAAATTAAAAACTTATTATTTACTACATCTTTAAATCTAAATTTTATAAAATCTTTAGTATTAGCATTAAAGCTTGTATCTTTAAAATCTGATGAACCATATGGATGTATATTAACTTTATCAACATTATCACTCTTAACATTACCCTTTATTCTAGTGTTAACTTTTGAAATAATTTCCAAATTATCAGAAAAATGACCTACGCTTTTACCAACCTTATCTGATATTTTCTTTTCTTCTATTCTTCTATTATGATCTTCACCCTTTACAGTATCTCTAGTTTTATCAGACATTTGAGCGTATGTCATTAGTTCATCTTCGTAATGATAATTTTTATCTATAACATTTCCTAGCTCTGAATAGTGTAATGTAGCATGAGTTGTTATTTGTGTTGTCTTTTCACCATCTTTAAAGGGAAGCTTTTCAATTATATTTGATTCTTTGTTAAAAGTTCCACCAACTTTAGCTTCAATATTTTCAAAATCAGTTTTAGCTTCTAAAGGACCTGCGTAAAAATGTGGTCTTCCATCTACTACCCTTTTAGGAGCAGATGATATTGGAAAAGCATATTTATTTGGATTAGCCCTTGCAAAAAATAATCCACCTTGTACACCATCTATTTGATTGTTTGTATAATTATCAAGCATATCCCAGCCCGTTTCTACTCTTGGTGCATCAGTTTCGGGAGCAAAAGCTTTGGAATAGTAATATAGTCTTCCATCAGGCTCTCCATTTGTTGTTCCAGCCAATTCCAATGCACTGGTTTCTAAACCATGATATTTAATTCCACCTAAATGTCTATCAACATGAGTTGGAAATAGAAATGAACCAGCTGCTCTTAATAATCCACTCAAATCACCACCTAATAAATCACTAGCCCCAGCTATTCCTAAAGTAGAAAGAGGATTATATATCTTACTTTCTATTGTAGGATTAAGAGCTTGAAAAGCAAATTGTTTAGCAACAAAAGATATACCTTTAGTTGATATCATAAATCTAAATATTCTAGCTTTATCAGCCAAACCAACTGAAGTTCTTGTAAGTAAACCTACAACTCCTAAAGCACCAGCAATAAGATTACCCGGCGTTCCTCCAATAATACTTTCAGTTAAAACATTATCCCAATTTGAACCAGGTTTTCTCAATATAATTGGATGAGTACTATTACCATCAAAAGGACCTTTATTAGCTATTGTTCTAAAATCTGTAGTCTTAAATTTATTATTTGCAGTTATACCAGCTGGAACATTTTTGAATGTGTCTCTACCAAAGCCATCTTTAAACTCAAATAAATCTTTTATTTTATCGTTGTTATTATACTCTTTCTTTAAAGTTTCAATATTAATATACTTCACTCCATAGGGAGAATTTACATCAAAGGGTCCTTCATTTTTTACAGAATTATAATCGGCATTTTGTGATGCATTTGGATTATCAGCACTATGATTTACTCTTTGAACTATAAGAGTTTGAGAACCAGCACCAACTGACGCACCTTTATATACACTAACAAAATTTGCTATTGGAGTAGCCATAAAATCACTACCATGTGCATATGGTATTTGTGGAGTATCATTTAATCCAGGTATCCATAAAGGTTGAGTTGGACCTGTAGAAAGATTAGGTGCTATATTAAAAGTTTCTGTAGATAAACCCTCAATTTTATCATTATAAAAATATGATAAATTACCTAAAAAATTACTACCATGAGCAATTGGTAATTCTTTGGTAGTATTTAACATAGGTTCAAATATACTTTTTTCTGGACCAGTAGATATATTAGGTTCTATAAAATGAGTAAGAGTTTCTTTTGGTGGATTATAATTACTAACAGCATTAGCTATAGGAAAAAATCCATTTTTAAATTGTGTAGGAAAATCTCTTCCCCACCTTTGACTAAATTGTCCATCTGAAGCAGGTACGAAAAGTCTATTTACATTTTTAGATACAGGGGAATTAGCTTTATGATAAAGAGACTCTAAATTTGTTTTAGGTGTAAAGCCAGAAGCATCATCATTAGGAAAATAATCTACACCATTTTCTATCTGAGGATCTAACTTATCATATGCAGTTTCACCCTTTGTTTTAAAATTGGATAAATCTGATACTAAATCTTCTAAAGCCATTTTCTATCTCCTATGCACTTAATGCTATACTATCAATTCTATCTGCTAATCTGTTATGTAAAGTTACCTGTTGAGCTATTAATTTTTTTAATAATGCAGTACTTTCTCTACCACCAAATTGTGTTCCAGCTATTGATTCTCCTTTATGTACTACAGCAATACCACTTTCTCTTACCACACCACCGGTTTGGGCTCTTGGCACCATAGCACCAGCACCCGCGCCTATAATTGCCCCACCTGCAAGACCAGCAGCTCCTGCTGTGGCTATATTCTTAATGTCATCTCCAATAGAAATACCTGATGTTAGAACCGCTTTTACAGCCATTACAGTACCAAGTAGAGCTGCACCAATAGCAGCTCCAATCTTCATATTTCTAAAAAGAAGTGCGTTTCTTTCTTCTTGAGCTTTACCAACAGCTTCTTCTCCAGCAGCTAACTTAGATAGTTCTGATACTTCCAATCCAACTGCGGCTGCTAATGCTTTTCTCTGTACCACATTCATTTTACTAAGAGCCTCTGCTCCACCAACTTGATTTTTAACCTCAGCCAAAACCCCTTCTAAATCACCTGAGAGAGCTAATTCTCTAGCTTTATCTAAATTAAGTTGTCTTCCTAATAATACAGACGCTTCCATTTGAGCTTCAATAGAAGATTCAATATCTAATATACTTTCTGAAATTTTATCAACTGCTTGTAGATTTAATCCTAACTTTCTAGCTTCTATAGCGGCTTTAGCTAAGTTCTTTCCACCTTGCATTGAAAACTTAGCAAAAGTTTCTGTATTTTCTGCCATATCATTTAAGACATCAGCAGGCGCTACTCTTTCTGCTCTAGCTAAGTTACCGACAGTTTCTAATGTATTTAAATTGGTTTCTAAAGATGCACCATTTAAAACAGACATCTGTTTTGTGAGTCTACCTAAATTTTCTCCACCTATACCAAACTGAGCAGTTATCGAAGCAGCTTGACTAGCAACACTAGCACTAACTGTATCTAAACTACCAAACTCTCTTGTTAGAGATGTTACTGCACTAGCTGCTTGTTCTGTATCTCCACCAAGTAAGAAAGCTCGAGCAGAAGCTAATTGCATATTAGCTGCTAATCTAGCAGAATCTTTAGCGCTTGTTCCTAATTCCTTTCTAACCTCTAATGCCTGTGTAGCAAAGTCTGTTGCTAGTTTAGCTACTAAACCTATTACAGCAACACCCATAGCTTTTGGGCTACTCAACATATCTGTTATGTCTGTTATACTTTTTTGAAAAGCTTTTATTTTGTCTTCAGCTTCCTTTTCAACTCCTGCTTTTTTAGTAAAATCCGGAGTCCTAATTAATGTTGATTGTATTTTTTTTACCAAATCTAAATACTCACCAGTAAATTTTGATTTTTGACGAGTTACTTCTTCGGCATCAATCTCACCTTTTAAAACTCCATCCAATAATTTAGCATAATCTTTTGATTGTTTTATAACATCTTTATCTTTTGTTTTTCTGGCTTCTTTAAGAAGATTTATACTTTTTTCTGCACCCAATTGTTTGAGTAAATTACCAGAAAACCCTTTAGCAAGATTATTTATTTGTTTTCCCAATCCTATTCTATCTGCTGTAAGATTATTAATCTTCTCTTCGTTTTTACGGATTTCTTCTATCTTTTTGTTATACTCAACCATTCTATCTTGGTTTTTCTTAACCTCAAACCCGTACCTTTTCGTATGTTCCGCAGAGGCTTCTAACTCAGCATTTCGCTTCTTTAGAACTGATATTTCGTTTCTTAAATTTCCGCTGTAATCATTTGCCATAACTTACCTTATACTATAGACTTACCTTGTTTTAGTTTATCTATAGCCCTCTGAGCTATCTTATCCATATCTTCCAAGTCTTTCTTTAATTTTGGATTGTCTTTCAACATCTTTTTAGCAAAACTATTGAGACGTTTCTCTTTCCATTTCTCGAAAAACTTAAAAAACATACCTTCTTTACTAGCCATTGTAGTTCTCCATTAGATTTATTTGTGTGGAATTATTCAATAATAAATATCAAAGTTATCATTTTTTGAACGAAGGCATGGAAGATTTATTCTTCTGCTGAGCTTTCTTAATCTCTTGAGCTTCTTCCTTAAAATGTTTCTGTAATCTTTTGAAATAGAATACACGGAGATATATAGGCATGTTATATACCTCAGAAAATGAAAACATGCCTTGTGAATTAAAGCTTATTTGAAATAGTTGTTCGTGTAGCTCTGTTTTATATGCCAACGGAAGGCCAAAGAAACGTAACGGTCATAGGGACCGTGAACTCCTTTTCATTTCCATCTTCATCTGTATATGTTGATGTCATATCTACATCTGGCATAATTTCATTAACATGAGTTCTAAAAGCGATTGAATCTCTTGACAAAAACTCATTATCTACAAAGTTATTAATACTAGCTCTTTTAGTATCTCCATCTATTGATATAATTTGATGTTTTAATCTAGTAGTGAGTTCATATCCGATACCATCTACCTTCTCATAACCTTTAACCTCAGCATCAATTGCTTTTTCATCACCAGATGTAAGCATTTTAAATGTTAATTTTCTCTTTGTAGCAGGTAATTCAAACTCAAACTCATTAGCGCCATTAGAAACTATACTTTCATCTAGCTTATTATCTTTAAGTTTAGTTAAATCTACTTCTATTTTCTGTCCTAAAACTTCTATTTCATATTCTTTACCATAAGCAAGAATACGAGCAGCTATAAGAACAGCATTCTTATCACCAATCAGTAAATCGTCTACTTTAATTGATTTATCTACTATTAGGGATTCTAATAGTTTTTCAACAACCACACCTTTTTTAATAAGATTAGCTGATGTGAGGATATCCTCTTCTCTTGCCGTCATATATTTAACTTCTATTTTACCAGAAGATAGGGGGCTATCTTTTGGATATAATAAACCCTTTGACGGCAAATCCACTACTTCCGTAGGGAACTTGACTTCTGCCATAATTGACTCCTATGATTTAACTTAGAACTATAACTATTTTTTACCGAATTTTTCGGCTGCTGTAACACCCAGTCCAACGACTGAAATGTACATAAAACATTCTAGTATCTTATCTTTAACTTCAAACTCTGTAAATGTATCAGCACCCCAACTTGCCATTAACATCATGAAAGCGGCAAATCCAACTGTACGTTTTGAAGATATTTTTGCTTCACTAGAAAGCATCTCATGTAAAAAACCCATATTTTCCTCTTAGAATTGTAAGATAGCGTAATCGTATCTTAGTGTTAATGTTATATCAGCTGGTTCGTTGGTTTCAAAATTCATATCACCAAAATTTGCTGACTGAATAAAAGCACCTTTTAGTGTCCATTCTTCTACTTTATCACCAACTGGTCCTAAAACATTAATAGTAACATCTTTCTTATAAAAGTCTGAATATCCATCTCTACCAGTAACAGATTCTTTATGTAAACGAACCCATTCCATAACGGCTTGTGCACCCGATGGTACAATAGGATCGTAAAGAGTAATTTCTAATTGTTCCCATTCCCCTTTACCTTTTACATATCTTTTTGTATTAATATGATCTAAAGCAATTTCTTCAAATGTAATAGTTGGTCGAGCAGCTGCTCTAATAAGATATGCAGGTATTCCTTCGACATACATTATGAACCTATTTTTGACTTTAGGTTCAAACGGAGTGAACATAATTTCTGAAGGATCGATTATATCTGGCATTTCAGTTCTCCTAATAAGTGTTAATTCTTTCATATATAAATATAAACAAACTGAAAAATCGATACAGATTATTAGTCATTTATTTCATAGTTTTTTCATAGTTTTTTTAAATAACAAAAAACCCCACTAAAAAGTGAGGTTTCTCATTTGTATTTAAACAGTTATTAACTAGCTAATACTGGATAACTTGCTACAGAACTTGCGTTTGCTGCCGCTCCACCTGCTCTTGAAATAACAGCCCAACCATCAGCTGTCCACATAAGCATATAACATGCACCTATATCTGTCGTAGCTATAGTTGCATAAGCTCCTGATGTGGTAGCTGGAGTTAAAGTTACTGTATTATTGGTTGAAGATATAAATATCTTTACCTGACCTACAGTAGTACCATTAGCCAATGTAATACCTTCATCCCCATCATTATCAATAATAGTTACTGGAATACTAGGACTACACGCGTCAGCATTTTCTGTTACAGTTTCGTGATCCATAATCAACAGTTTTTCACTTGAGAATGAATTATGCAAACCTGGAGCTACTGCTTTAGCTTTATTTAATAAATTACTTCTTACACCCATTTTATTTTCTCCTAATTTAATTTAAGTTCTACTTAAATTAGTTATTATTAATTATTAACTTTTTTTGTATTAAGACATTAATGAACTACTTACCTTAACAATTATAAATATTATATATATAATAAAAAGGGGAACATAACGTTCCCCTTTTATTATTTTTACACCCCCTTTTTACTCAGGAAATGCAGCACCCGTTGGTAGAACTGAGAAGTCTAATACAATAAACTCAGCAGTTCTTGTAGGTTGTATGAATATCTGTCCAACCAACTGATTTCTGTCTATGACATCAGGAGTATTGTTGGAATCATCCATCACAACTTTGAATGCACTCAAACCACTATTGGATTGAACTGATTCTAAGAACGGATTGACTATATTTAAGAATCTACTTCTTGTTGAAGAATCATTCTGTTCGAATACTAAGAATCTGCTTGAAGAAGCGATAAACTTCTTTAATCTGATTAATAGTCTTCTTACGTTGATTCTATCAAGTGCAGATGGTTTGGATTGTAGTGTTTTTTGTCCAAAAACTACAACACCTTGACCTGGGAAAGAAGCAATCGGATTAACTCTACCCTCATAAAGAGTATCTCTATCAGTATGAGTAAGTTTCTTCTTAGTCATTCTAACATTTGTTAATCCACCTCTATTCAATCCAGCAGGAGCAAACCATTCATGAGCTACACTATCTGTGAAAGCAATTACGCCTGGTATTACTACTGATGGTGGTACATAAACTGTTCCTGAACTTTTAGAAGGATCATCCATTCTAACCCATGGATAATATGTAGCTACATAATTAGTATCTAAGTTAACTACATTATTAACCGCAGTTGCAACATTATCATCAATATCAGAACTATCTAATACATAAAAACAATCAGCTCTATCTTCAACTTTATCAATCGCATGATTAGTAACAACAGAATGATGTTTGTGAATAATACCTGGAGTTACCAACATATTAATATCATACTCATCAGGATTACTAACAGCGTTAATTGCTCTTTTGTAAGCAACAGAACCACTAGCAGTAGAAGTTGAACAATCATATCCCATCACATTTGTAGATGTAATTGAAGTTCCTGTATATTTTGGTTTAGCAGGATTTATACCATCAAATCCATGTTGAAAAGGAACAGAATATTTTAACTGCTGTACCGATGAAGATATGGTTAATCCACCTGTTGATATTGAAAAGTTAGTGTACTTACTATATTCAGTTGAAGAGGTGTCTCCGAACCCAAGCATATCTTCTAAATTAAAAGCAGCGTTCAATCCTGTAGTTTCACTCTTAGGAATTGGAGCAAGATACTCTTTATTTGTAGCTATTTCATCATCGTGAAATCTTGGGTCTATTTTAAATCCATATGGAACGTCTTCTTTATAAACTCCAGGAAATTTACGAGGTAATGTTTGACTACGATTAAAAGAAGCACTTGGAACACTAGCAGTAGATACTATCGGATCTATAACGGCAGCATATCCCATTGGTTGTAATGATTTATTCTGTCTAAAAGTATCTTCTTTATGATCACCGATTCTAATATATTGAGACATATTTGGATAATCACCATAAGTGGTAATTTCACCATCGTTATTTACAGTAGAAAATTCATCACCAATTACTTTTACTAAATAATTAGCTGAATCTGGATCCATATTTAAGTTATTATACTGTTCTATAAGATTACCATTAACTTCATGTACCTGTAACCCAAACTCTGCATATTCTGGACTAGAATTTGAATTTTGAGGTCTTTTAATATCTCTTATTACTACATAATGATTATTAGTTTCAGTTCCTGCTGCTCTCATATAAACTCTGAATAAGTTTGTAGCCGTACCACCTATTCTTTGTGATTGAATATAAGGTGTACGAGCGGAAGCTGCGTCTGAATTACCTGTAATAGTACTTATATAATTACCATCAGCAGTTGATATAGTTTCTGCGCCTGTACTAAAATCTACAGCGTTATCAGCTAAGTTTTCTATAGTTAATACAGAAGTCTCACTTATAATCCCAGCAGCAAAAGAAGAACTTACAGTTGTTCTAAAAAACTTATACATATAAGCTGGTGCTTCTGCATCACCCATATTCTGTGAGTTTGGTGAATCTGGTACCAGTCTTGCAAGAAAATTAGCAGCGGCGGCTGTCATTCCTGATGGTGAACCTGTTTCTTTCAATGTCTGACTACTTCCTGATAAACTAGCAGTAGCATTAGCACCATTTATTCTTAGTTGAAATTCAGTAGCGACAGGAGTATCGTCAACAAATGAACCACTTATTAATCCTTCTCCATTACTATTATTAACTGCTGGTAAAAATGAAGCTACAACAAATTTAGCATTTGCTCCTATTGCTGAAGCAGTAGCTGTAGAACCACTTACTACTATATTAAATCCTGATACTTTGTATCCACCAAGATAACCAACTTTTACTATTGTCGCTGAACCAGCGCTATCTAAGTAATTTTTTATTGTGTAAGGTGTATAATAATTACTATTATAAGATCCAAAAATCTTCTCAAACTCTTCATAATTTCTTACTATTGTAGGTACAAAAGCAGGACCTTTATTTGTTGGTCCTATTATAGCTGCACCTATTTCAGAAACTCCTTGAGGTAAGAATGATAAATCTCTCTCACGAGTAAATACACCTGGACTGACTATTCTCTCTGCCATGTGTGTTCTCCTTTAAAGGTTTTAAAAATTAATATGAAAATTCATTACATATAAATATAACGAAAATTTTCAAAATACAACCAATTAAGGATTTATTTATGCATCAGCGGAAGATTCTTCAGCTTCTTCAGCAGGTTCCTCTTGAGGAATTGGTGTAAATACACCTGTTTGTGGGTCTAATTGACCTGGTCCATACTTTTCATTCAATTGTTCAACCAACTCACGTTCTTTATCTTGCATATCTTTATAGTCAGCATCCATTTTCACTTCAGCTTCTTCCAATGCATCAGCTTGCTGTTGGTTAAGAATCTTTTGAACTTTTATTTGTCCAAAAGAAGCTTGAATGTTTTGATAACTTTGACTTAAATCACTAAGAGACTTTAACTCTTCATCTGTAAATTTAATTTCATCAGCCATTTTAATAACTCCTTAGTTTTGTTTATTAATAGTAATATATATCATATAATTATAC